CGAATGGACAATCCGCCAACCACACCTTAACCGGAGCGGTTGAAGGATCAAGGGCTGCAAACGAAGGTTGCACAACCTGCAAATGCAGTCGGCCAAAATTCGCATGTGAGGCCGTGTGGGTCTTATCAACCCCCACCGCCAATCAAAAACCTTCGGAGTAAAAGCTATGCCACTACCACCTCCCATCCAAAATCTCCTTTATACCACTGAAGTCAGTGACCGAAGAGAGCGTCTTGACGGGTCTTACAACGGCCCCTATGACACTCGAAATTGGTTCACTGAAATTTGGTTTAAGAAAGATCGTAGTTGGGTACGTGTTCCGAAGGGTAGTAGACATACAACCAACCCCTATTCCTCTTACGTGTTTGAAGCTTCTCCTGCTGGTCAATTCGTGTTCACATGGGAAAATCGATTTTCAGTCGATTACTATGTGTTCAAGTATGACCATTGTAAGATGAGTGGAGACCTCGTAATGACGGGGGATATTCAAAACTGGTTGTCGACACGTGTTTCTGTTTCGTCGACGCACGCTCTCTTGACAGTTGTCCGAAATTCTGTTTTAAAACAGGCCGCCGGGCAAACGTTCAATGCTGCGTTGTTTGTTGCGGAAGCACATAAAACCCTTGACCTCTTAGTCACGAACGCTGCAAAGATCGCGCGTTCGTTCCGGGAAATTCGAACCGGAAGGATTATGGGGTGGCCACTAAAGGAAACAGTTCGACGAGCTCTTTCAGCACTCGGTGTTGTTAACTCTAAGAAATGGGACCCTAAAGCTTCAAGGGCGTCGCAGTGGCTTGAATACCGTTATGGTGTCGAGACACTGATGATGGACGTACGTGACGCAGCTGAATATGCTGCTAGCAAAATGTCCGACCAACCCGAGCGTTACAAATGGAGGTCTCAGAAACGTGAGTCCTCCTCTGTTGTCACCGACTATCCTTCCGATCTCCAGTTTCTTGGAGTTTACCAATCGGGGATACTTCTTAGTCCCGAAAGGGTCTTTCAGACGATGGTCACGGCGAAAGCCTGGCTTGAAGCTGAGTTGGAGACATCAGGCTACCGCTCTATGCAACAACTGGGTTTCGCAAACCCCGTAGGACTTGCGTGGGAGTTAATTCCATTCTCGTTCGTTGTTGATTGGGCCTTAGGTATAGGTAGCTATCTGGATCTACAGACCTCCTTGTGGGGTTTAAAGGTTCTTGACGCTGGGTACTCGTTGCAATGTGATGGCTACGTTGCGATGAAACTGCGACCGGCACCTGGAAATACATCTCCAGGTAGCACTAATTGCAACTACATGACACCCAGTTATTCGGGTGCTCAAGTTCGCAACTATAGAGCTAGCCGGTATCAACGGTGGGCATGGGTTAACCCCTCGCCTGAATACACACTCGGATCCGGGTTGAACGTTAAGCGCGCACTTGATACTGTGTCGCTCTTGTTCGTCGGATTCAAGAGGTAATCTTACTGCTTGGAGAACCAAGATGTCAGTCATAACTGCACTAACCATCGCCGGCTTGTCACACACCGACGGTGTTACGGCTGTGAATAAGACCTTTGTCAAGGAAGCGAACGTCCTCAACGGGATCAAGCTCCGCGACAGTTCACAGGCCGACTTTAGCCTTGCCTCCCGACTCACTTTCACCGCCAAACAGCCGACGGCTGCAGGCAAGATCATCCGGGAGAAGACCGTGGTGACCATCCCTTATAAGGATCCGGTCACCGGCTTGCTGGCTGGTACCTTCACGAGAACCGTGGAGGATATCATCCCAGTTGCGGCTCCGCTGAACGTCCGGAAGGACGCATCGACCACGATGCAGAACATCGCGGCGAACGCCGTTGTCAAGGATATGATCAATAATCTTGACTTCGCCTCGTAACCTCTCACAAGGAGAAATTACGTGGACAAGCCCTTCAGTTCTAAAGAGCGAAGGGAGAGGGCTCGGCAGTTTGCCGCCCTGGAATTGTCACCCGATCAATTGGGTGTAGTTCTAACCTCCTTTCTTGACGATTCAACACCTGTACAACTGCGGGTGAAGGATTGTGTCTCTCGCGGCGACTTTATGTCGTTGATTCAACTCAGTGTAGACCCTAGGGACTACACCGATCCAGAGGTTTATTTCTGGGATCGGCAAGCTACTGAGTTTCTCCGGAAGTATCCCTTTCGAGGGACGGAGAGAACCGCTGAGACAACTGCTATCAATACCTTCATGAAGGCCGAGGAGGCCTGTCGAGTAACGAATTTGAAATTTACCGCGTCGTCGCAGCATCTGCTCGACGAGTCTGAGCGATACCTCGTAAAACAGGTCCGCCGACATATCCGGTACGTTTTGGGTCCTTTCTCGGCAAATGAGTGGGTTGATCAAGCGCGTCACGGTCCCGGGACTTGTCTTGGCCTGGAAAGTTTCGACCTTCCAGGTTACGGCTATGTAGGTGGTGAGTTTAAATTTGAGTCTAAAATCTCTCTCACCCCCGTCCTGGTGCCACTAGCTGGTGCGGTACTCAAAGAGTACCCATTATGGGATTCTGCTACTATAGCTGCCCACGGAGCTCAACGCTTCGAGTTAGTGGAAGGAAACAAAATAACCACCGTACCAAAAACTGCCTTAACGAAGCGGGTTATTGCTATCGAGCCAATGCTGAACGTGTTTCTACAGCTAGGGCTCGGTGGTATGATTCGACGTAGGCTTGGATCTCGGGGAGGTTTTAACCTCGACGAAAGTTGGGCTGTGAATCAGGAGCTTGCGCGGGTTGGCTCGATTGATGGGAGTTACTCCACTATCGATCTTTCCTCAGCAAGTGACATGATTTCGTACAATTTAGTCGGGACTCTCCTTCCTTATGATTGGTTCCAGGCGTTGGATGCCGTAAGGTCTCCAACTGGCAGTATCCGCATCGACGGAAAACAACAATCCGTCGTATACGAGAAGTTTTCCAGTATGGGTAATGGTGCTACCTTTGAACTCGAGACCCTAATATTTTGGGCCGTTTGTCGAGCTTGTGGTGTGCCAGTAGATAATCTTGCCGTTTTTGGCGACGACATAGTGGTTCCAACCGCTTATTCGTCAAAGGTTATCGAAGCCCTGATGTTCTTCGGCTTTCAACCGAACGTCAAGAAGACATTCACTACTGGACCATTCCGTGAGTCTTGCGGAAAGGACTACTTCCTCGGGCGGGATGTACGCCCCTTGTATCTTACTAAGGAAGTTGATAATGGACAAAAACTTGTTAACCTCGCAAATTCGGTGCGCGACCTCGGTGTGCGACGCAATCAGGCTAGTGGTCATCGTGACGCTAGTGCTGATTGTCGTCTATCACCAGGATGGCACTATCTTTTGGGATGTATTCCAAAGAGCCTGCGGGATTTGATAAGCTCTCCACCCCACACAGCCTACGGGCTGTGGAAGGGTGGCATGTACCATATCACAGATGCCTCCGGGACGTATTTACCCCGTTGGCAAATCTTTCCTACCCCTAAAAAGGCTGGGATATCTTTAGTGGGACTAGGCCTCTTAGCTGCGCGCCTTTCAGGCGCAACGTTAACCACGTGGAGGATGAAGCCCTGGGAAGGGCCATTCTCCTTTAAAGTGGAAGAGGGCATCGGTGGCGGGAACTCAGCGGATC